CCAGCCGATCACGTGCGCTCAAGCCGGCAGAGATTGGCCCATTTTTGCGTGCTCTGGATTCAGCCCAGCTCAATCCAGAGCTAAAAGACGCATTGCTATTGATTCTGTTGACGTTAGTTCGCAAAAGCGAATTGAGGCTGGCGCGCTGGGCTGAGTTTGATCTTGACGCTGGCACGTGGGCTTTGCCTGAAGAGCACAGCAAGATGGAAACACCGCTCGTGATCCCGCTGAGCCGGCAGGCGGTCGATGCGTTGCGTCGGCAGAGGGCGCGGCGGCCACTTGCTGGCATCGTGTTTCCCATGCGTGGCGCAACACATACTCCCATGGCCCAGAGCACACTTAACCGTGCGCTGGCCCGTGTTGAACAACTCGCAAAGATTGAGCACTTTACTGTGCATGACTTGAGGCGTACAGCGGCCACCAACTTGGCAGAACAGGAGTACGACGAGTCATGGATTGAGAAGTCTTTGAACCATAACAAGAAAGGCGTGGCCGGCATCTACAACCGCGCCCAATACGCCAAGCAGCGGCGGACCATGCTCCAAGCCTGGGCCGATTGGCTAGATGGAGTGAAAGGCGAAAAGTAGCGCGCCAGGAACGTATGGGGAGATAACCAAAACAGAAGGCGAACTGAGTAGCAGGGTGAAACTCAAAGGCTTAGCCGGCATGAACTAAGGGGCCGGGGGAATGGATGCCTCGAAAGACCTGCAAAACGGAGTGCTCTATGCGGCGCTTTCTGTGATAGAGCGGGCGAGGGCTGGGCCAATGGCTTGCGGGCCGTGGCTGATAGCAAGCTCCCTACATGGGCCGCCCGCTCAATCACACGGAGGATGAATAGGTAAACTCAACAGCCTAAACGGCTTGAAGAAAAGAACACAGATGGACCTCAGCCGCGCTCGCGCGCGCGGGTCCTTCCCCGGTGTTGCCCGCTACGGGTGACGCGCTACCCCGCGTATGCCCTAGCGACAGACTTTTTACGTACGATTTCCGCTTCCGCGCCTATGTCAAAGCCTGAAAACCCGCGCAACTATTCCACCATGACCGTCCTGGATGTGGCGGAGTTACTTGGATTGACGGATAGGCAGGTCCGCAACCTCATCAAAGACAAGGGTTTACCAGCAAAGAGTGATCCGCGTGGATACACACTCGATTGGTATGCAGTTCTCGATTGGTGGGTCGAGTACAAAAAAGCTCAAAAGGGCGGAAATGGCGGAAATCGGAGGCCTGGAAATGAGACGGAAGAGCCGGAGGAGACGTACGAGGAGGCTCTGGCCAGGAAAACGCGCGCGGAGGCTGACCTTAAAGAGCTACAGCTTGCCCGTGAGCGCGGGGAGGTTGCCGCCATTGCGGATGTGGAACGCGTTCTTACCGGAGCCAATAAATCCATACAGACGCGTATCTTAGCCATGCCTGCTAGTCTGGCAACCCAGCTTTTGGGTATTGAGGATAGAAACCGGATTTTCAACGTCTTGGACCGCTCCTGCCGTGATCTCTTAACCAACCTAGCCAGCATTGACGCTGTGCGTGAAGCCCGTACCGGACAGCTTGAGGATTCGGAGGGATGAGCACTCATGCGCCGTACGTTACCACCGCTGAGGGATGGGGCCGCATGGGCGGAGCCTTCCGGACCGGGCACCGCATGTTTATGCCGCCTCCGGTACTCACGCTTTCCGAATGGGCGGATCGGTATGCCTACATACCCAAAGAGTCTGGAGCGTTTCCCGGAAAATACCGCACAGATTTCGCTGAGTTCCAGCGCGGCATCCAGGACGCCATCACGGACCCGGAGATTGAAACCGTCGTAATGATGATGGCGGCGCAAACTGGCAAGAGTCAGATACAGCTCAACGCTATCGGTTTTTTCTCTCACTGGGACCCCTCACCGATTCTGACCATCCAGGCCAGTGAGCGTGAGGCGGAAAAATTTAGTAAAAACCGCATTGCCAAGATGATCCGGGATACCCCGGTGCTCCGCAAACTGTTTCCATCTCCGCGCTCTAGGGACTCCGGAAACACTCTACTCAATAAGGAATTTCCAGGCGGTGTGCTTATCATTGCCGGTGCCAACGCGCCGGCCGGCCTTGCCTCTATGCCTATCCGTGTCCTTATCCCGGATGAGGTGGATCGTTATGACGAGAGCGCCGGAACTGAGGGCGATCCCGTTGACCTTGCGGAGAAACGTACAACCACGTTTTGGAACCGCATCAAGATTCTGGCCTCAACGCCAGGCGTCAAACACCTCAGCCGCATTGAGCGCGCGCATGACTCCGGCGACAAACGGAAATACTTTGTGCCCTGCCCGCAGTGCGGAGAAATGCAGCCGCTTATCTGGAAGCGCTTGCGGTGGGAGCTGGAGCCGGCGCAAGAGGACGGGGGCAGGCCACGGCTCAAGGCATGGCACTACGTTTGCGCCAATGGCTGCGTAATCGATGAACGCCATAAGCATGAGATGTTGCGTAAAGGTGAATGGCGCGCCACGGCCAAAAGCCATGATGGCAAGACGGCCAGCTTTCATCTCAATGCGTTGTACAGCCCGGTACTGGATTGGGCCACGCTTATCCGTGAATGGCTCGAGGCGCAAACGTCTCTTGAATCCCTCAAGGTGTTCACCAACACGCGCCTGGCTGAGACGTGGGAAATCCGTGGCACCGGGGCCAATATGTCAGAGCTGGAGAAGCGGCCCAGGTTCAATCATGAGCTATTGCCGTCCTGGGCGCTCTGGCTCACCGCCGGCGTGGATACCCAAGACAACCGTTTGGAGTGTTCCGTGTGGGCGTGGGGCTTGGATGATGAGCGCGGCTGTGTCGAGCATCGCATCTTTCCCGGTGATCCGTCATTGCCGGATACAGACCCTGCAAGCCCATGGGCTGCGCTCCGCGACTTCCTCATGGAGGATTGGGAGCATAGCCTCGGCGTATCTATGCGGATCTCGGCGGCGCTGATTGATTCCGGCGGCCATCACACGGAGCGCGTCTATGAATTCACGCGTAAGCACGCTCTCCGCCGCTGGCACGCCATCGTGGGCCGCGCCGGTATTGGACGCGCGCTTCTGAGCAAAGAGACACATGTCGGACCATACCAAACGAGCCTGTACACCGTGGGAGTGGATACAGCTAAAGAGGACGTTTACACATCGCTTCGCAACCAGAAACCCGGCACCGGATACACGCATTTCTCAGATGCCTTGGAAGGCGGCCCGGAATACTTCCGCCAACTCACATCAGAGAAGCTGGTCAAGACAACTGAGCGATTCATCACTTCTATGCGCTGGGAGAAGACGTATGAACGCAATGAGGCGCTTGATTGCGCTGTGTACGCGCGCGCGGCCGTTGCTGTACGTCGTCCCAACTTCCGCAAGCTGCACCGGAGCCTATTCAATGCAGTGGAGAAGCTACGGGCAGTCGGCAATCCTGCGCCGAGGCTAGAGGATGAGACGGTTAGCTCTAAGCCATCCACTCAGGCGGAGCGAATTGCGGAAAATGCCGTTATATTAGCCAACATCCTTAAGGTTATCCAGAAAGACGTGCCAAAATTGGAGCCCACCGCTGCCCTGCAAGCTTCGCAGGAGGGGGAAACCAGACCGTGGACCGTACGCCGGCCAGGCCGGCATTCAGTAAAGCGTGACAATGCCGTGGCGGATCAGCTGCGCAAAATTTTCAACTAAACTGCTTGACTCGCGAAATGTAACGAGAGAAAGTTGTCGTGTACTAGTTTTGTATCGTACGTTACAAACAGAAAGGGAAAAATGAACGACGCAAGACGCAAAGCGCTCCGTAAACTTAGTGACACGCTGGATGTGATCAAGGGGGATCTTGAATCCTTGAAGGATGAAGAGCAAGAGAGCTATGACAACATGCCGGAGAGTATTCAGGCTGGTGAGCGGGGCGACAAAGCACAGTCAGCTATAGATGCGCTTGACAGCTCGGTACAGATCGTAGAAGAGGCCATCGCATACCTAGATGAGGCGGTGAATGCATGAAAGAGAAGCTAACGTCTCAGCAATACCTGGACTTTCAATCTACCTTTGACCACCTCAATGCAGAGCTATTTGACGGCAATCTTCCGCAAGCGCTCATTACGCTCCAGCGGCACGCCAAGGCGCGTGGATACTTCGCTCCAGAACGGTTCCACGCGCGCGGCGGCAAAGAGCGTGTGCATGAGATTGCGCTCAATCCAGACACGTTCTGTGATGAAACAGATGAACGCATTCTTTCCACGCTTGCCCATGAAATGGCCCATCTGTGGCAACAGGTTCACGGCAAGCCTCCGCGCCGTTGTTATCACAATAAGGAGTGGGCAACAAAGATGAAAGAGATTGGTCTCCAGCCCACAACCACGGGAGCCCCCGGTGGCAAGGAGACTGGCCAGTCTGTTACACACTTTGTCATCAGGGATGGCCGTTACGCGCGGGCCTATGCGAAGCTCAAGGCCAAAGGTATCAGGCTTAAATGGGCAAGCCCAGCGCCTATGGCGGCAGAGGCCAAAGCCAAGGCAGAGAGCAAGACAAAGTACACGTGCCCTGAGTGCGGACAGAATGCCTGGGCGAAGCCAGATGCGGCGCTTATCTGTGGAGCCTGTTTTGAAGATGATCCTCGTGATCCGCAACTCATGCTTGCCAACTAACGGGCCGCCGAACGCGGCCCTTATTTCATCTAAACACCGCTTAAAATAGCCGTAATTATCGATTGAGGCCCATAACTAAGTTATGGGCAACCTTACGAATCCAGCCACGCCGATGCGCCAGTTTGACGACGCCTCTGTGCCGTTTGAGCCGACACAGCTCCGCCAGGGTGATTCGTGGAACTGGGAACGGATATTCCCGGACTATCCAAGCAACCTGTATCAACTCAAGTACATTTTCAACAGCCCAACCAATCGCTTTGTGCTGGATGGAGCGGAGGCACAGAATGCTCCCATCACGGCTGCTGACGACGGCCAGACGTTTGTCGTACAGGCAAGACCTTCTCAGACAGCCAGCGCGGCCCCGGATACGTATCAGCTCATCGCTGTTTTGGTTGGCATCGCTAATACGACGGCGGCCGGCGAACAGGTAACACTCCCGCTTCAGGATGTTCTTGTTGCGCCCAATGTTGCGGGCGCGCAAGGCCCGGTTGACACGCGAAGTGTAGCCAAAAGGAACCTAGACGCTATTGAGGCTTGCCTCTTGGGCAATCTCGATCCTAGCGTTGCGGAGTACACCATCAATGGCAAGATGCTCCGTCGCTTTAGCCGCGCTGATCTTATCAAAGAGCGCGAGTACTGGAAGAACGAATACCGGGTAGAGCTAAAAGCCATGGGCATTTACGCCGAATCACGCAACATAACCTTCCGATTCAAGGGGTGAGCTATGCACATTGAAATTGATTCCGAACGCGCACAGATCGTTGTGAATGGCACGATCGTTCCCTTTGGTGTTTTGGAGGATATGACCACGCCTAACCGGTACAGGTTTCACTCTTGTGAGCGTTTGGATGATGGGTCGGTGCATTTCCGTCGTTGGGGATCAAGGCTATTTGTGGACAAGGTGAATGACCTACCCCGGCATTCCATTTTCCTCTCGAAAGGACTGCGCTACTGATGGCACACATCGAACCAATCAACTTGCTGGCGAATATGCGTGAGCATGGATGGCAACCAGAATCCAAGCGTACGCTCACGTCGGATGCCACGATGCAAGCGCTCGGCGGTGCAACGGGATGGGGTGGATTCAAGGCAGCCAAGTTGGGCGGACTCACGATGGACTGGCCGTCGGCGTCGCGCTCAATCGATCAGGACTTGCAGGTTGACTTGCGCAAGATGCGTGCGCGTGCACGTAATCAGGCAATCAACTCCCCAATTGCAACCAAGTTTCTGACCATGGTGCGCTCCAATGTTATCGGCCAACATGGCATGAAATTGGCGTTCAAGGTCCAACAGGTCAGGAAGAGCAAGAAGAACAACGGGCTGGATGAGGCCGCGAACCAAGAACTTGCGCGGGCATGGCGTGCGTGGAGTAAGAAGGGTGTGTGTACGGTATGCGGACGTTTTTCCTTGCGCCAGCTTCAGCGCCTTGTTGTTGAGAATTGGGCGCGTGATGGCGAGCAATTCCTCCGCAAAGTGTATATACCTAGGAGTGTCAGTCCGTTTGGATTTCAACTCCAGCTTATCGACTCCGATCAGGTAGACGACTCCTACAACGTCATGGACATGCCTAACGGCCATCAGATTCGGATGGGTGTAGAGGTGGACGCTAACCAAAAGCCAGTTGCATACCACATCTTTGATGGCAATCCGGCTGAAGGTTACACCGGGAGCTCTCAGCGCAAGCGCGTGCCTGCCGATCAAATCATTCACCTATTCATTCCACACCGCACGGGACAGACGCGCGGATACCCGTGGTTTGCCTCCAGCATGGAGCAACTCAACATGCTTGATGGGTATTTCAAGGCAGAACTTGTAAAGGCCCGTGTGGGTGCGTCATTGGTTATGTCCATCGAGACAGACGCGGATGCGCCGGCCGGGGAAATTGAGAGCGACGGCATGAACGCTGATGGCTCCAAGGCAATTGATATTGGCGCTGGCAAAGCCATCGACATGCCTATCGGTAAGCATCTCAAGAACAACACTCCAACTCATGATCCGGAGTTCTCGCCGTTCGTAGAGAGCAGCAATCGGCTTATCTCTTCTGGCATGAATGTCGCCTATCACAAGCTGTGCAACAACCTGGCCGGCATAAATTACAGCTCAGGCCGTCTCGGAGAATTGGAAGAGCGCGACTTCTGGATGGAGATGCAAGCAGAGTTAATTGATTCTGGTATGGAGCCAATGTATGACGCATGGTTGGCCGCCGGCTTGATGTGGGGAGGCATTAAACTGCCGCTCACTGACAAGGAGCGTTTTCAGGGAGACGCCCTGAAGTGGGAGCCACGGCGCTGGGCCTGGGTTGATCCACTCAAGGACGTACAGGCATCAACATTGCTCGTCCAGAATGGCTTCGAGACTAATGAGTCTATTCTCAACAGCACTGGGCGTGACCTCGAAGAGGTGTATACACAGCGCAAGCGTGAACAGGACCTCGCAGACAGTTTGGGTTTGAAGTTTGGCACAGATATACGCGGTGAAGCTGCAAGCGAAATCAACGCGGAAGAGACGGAAGACAGTGACGGATCCAGCGGTGAACCGAAGGATGGCCAAGAAAAGCCGGCCAAGCCAAAGGCCAAGACGAAACCCGCGCCGTCACGTCCAAAAGCGCGCGAGTTGGTGCGCGGAATGCATTCAGCCAACGCCGCGCTATGGGACTTAACGGAGGATAGCGAATAATGTTCCCGACCAAGAACGACACACCGGACGCCGCGCGGGCGGCGTCTGTATCGTTACTCAATCAACACCTTGCCCTTGCAACCTCCGCGCAGCTCTTCTCGAAAGCCGCGCATTGGAACGTGAAGGGAGAGGGGTTCTACCCAGCGCACAAACTGTTCGATAAGGTCTATGAACTTGTGCAGGGACAAACCGACGATATCGCGGAACGCATCACGGCGCTGGGCGGAGAGGCGCTTGGGCTTCCCGCACAAATTGAGGACGCCTGGAAAAAGAACCGCGCAACTGCAATGACAGGCATAGCGATCAATGCATCCATGGGCGTGCAGGATAATGTCCGCGCCATGGCGGCGATGTTGGCGAGCGTGGCCAATAGCTACCGCGCAGCGATTGGCGAAACGTCCAATGATCCTGTTACGCAAAACCTGTATCTTCGCTTAGCAGAAGATACCGACCATATGCTGTATTTCCTGGAGGCAAACCTCCGGGCATGAAACCATACTATGACCACGGCGGCATTACCATCTATCACGGCGATTGCCGGGAGATACTGTCGGCTGAGGGAATCCGTGCAGATTT